ACCTTAGTGAAGGTTCTTTAGAAAAGGGCCTAGATAAATTAGCTAATTCAAAGAATACAGAAGCTTTAAAGAAGATCAAAATTGCTTTAGCAGAAGTATCTAAGGAAGCTAGTAACTCAGCTAGTAACTTAAACTCCTTTAATACTGCGCTTACAGCAGCAGATAGAGCTTTCCAACAACTATCCAATAGTATGTTGCCAAGCGATAACTGGTCTAAGTTTGGTATAGCACAAATCGAATCCGCAAATGCTTTTGCACTTGCCCTAGATAAGCCTAAAGAAGCTGTAGTGGCTCTAAAAGAGCTAGTTGAAGATACCAGTAAACTAAAGATACTACCAGAAGCAAATGCAAGAGCCCTTCTATCTATGTCAGATACTATTCGTGAAACTAATAGGCTCATGAAAGAAGGTAAAGAAGGTACAGAGGTATATACTGCTGAAATTGAGAAATTAAAAAAGGCAGGAACTCACTATAACTACAAAGGTGAGGCTAAATCTGGTAAAGCAAAGGCCATGGAGGCAGGGCTTGCATACTCACAAGCAGCCACAGCAAAATCCTTAGAGAATTTTGAAAAGATACAGCAGGCAGGTATTGAAGCAGCAGCGGCTACGTATGACGCAGGCTCCAAGAAGCTGGGGGAAGCCCTTACTAAGGCCATTGAGCTAGGAGCAATTAATGCTCAGAAAGCACTAATTGGTTGGACATCTGGGCCCGGAACTTCACAAGCAAAAGCAAATTTAGATATACAGGGTGTATCACTACAGATTGAACAGATAAAAGTACAAAGAGAGCTCGTTATTGCTACGACCAAACTAGGTCTACAGTATGAGAAGGATATGTTAAGTAAAGTTCTAAAAGATGATAAGGCTACAGAAGCGGATAAATCAACCGCAAAAAGAACCTTAGATAATAGAATAAATCCAGCACTAGACGTATTAAATAGTCTGGGTACTAATAACAGTGGTAAATTCCTAAAAACTTTAGTGGACAAGTCTTCCGTAGGTGCTAAAGCACAGTTAGGTGGTCTAGTATCCTCTACGGTGGGTTCTGATGCTCAGATAGCTGCAAAAGAAGCAGAAATACTATCTATCAGGTATAAAGCCCAACTAGATACTATTTCGGAAACATACGTAGCAAAGAGAAAAAATCTAGATACTGACAAAGAGAGTATTAATGAACAACTAAAATCTCTAGAATTGGGACTGGCTGATAAAGATCTTTTTAATACATCTCTGGCTTTACAGCGTGAAGAACTAAGAGCCAAAGCCGACGCTATAGACCTGGAGTCGAAAAGTAATACTCTTAGAGAAGTGGCAGCTAAGTGGGCATTTACTCTATCTAAGACTACCGGTAAAAATAAAGAACTACTTGAGAAAGCAGCTTCCTCTGAACTAGATAACCTAGCAAAACAGGTAGGGCTACAAAGTAAGCTAAATGATACTAGTGCTACGGAGCGTAAGCTAAAAGATAATGAGGCAGCAGCCACAGCTTCTCAGTACGAGCTCACTATACGTAGTAAAATATCTGATATGGAAGTAGAGGCCTTAGGGTATAAGAGAGATGCAAATCTAATAGATGAGACCTCACTAAACCTACTTAAGGCACAATTAGAGGTACAGAAGGCAAGAGATTCCTATAGTTCTCGTATTGATAAAGCTAGGGCAGATAAACAGGTGGATCCTACTAACAGTGCATCCTATGATGCAACTATTAGTAAACTTGAAAGAGAACTAAAGCTTGAAGAAGCCAAAATAGTTCTAATGGCTAAGTATCGCTCAGAGCTAACAGCTACAGAGGACACTTTAAGACGTTTAGAGAAAACAGGTAACTATACACAGGAATATTTTGGCACAGTTTACCAAGACTTTTCTAATAAAGTTAAGGATCTAGCAAAGAATACAAAGTCTGCCGCAGATACTTTTAACAGCGGATTTATTAATGCTATTGACTCATCAATAGATAAATTCTTTGATATGTTACAGAAGTCGGAGCTTACTATAAAAGGATTAGTTGATTTTGCTAGAAATGCCTTATCAGATGTATTTCGTGATACCGCTTCTCAGCTACTAAAAAATGCTTGGAAGGATGCACTTAGTGGTATTTTACCAAAGAGCTCTGCTGAAAAGGCTCAGAGTAGACTTATACTTGCTCTCGATAACCTAACAGCAGCAGTACAGGGCAAGTCTTTAGCAGGTAGCTCAGGTATATCAACATTTGGTGGTTCAGTATTAGATACTACTTCGGTAGGGCCTGAAACAAGTTCTTCTGATTATAACTCTCAAGATGCTTATGCTGCTACCTTAAATGCCGCAGAAGGTTTTGACTCTGCAGCAACTACTCAAGATAAGGCGTCCTCTACTATCTCAGATGCAGCCGATAGGATAACTTTCGGTAAGGGTGGTATTATGGACTTTACCAAGGGTAATACTACTTTTGGTCAGACCATGTTCCAAGTAGCTGATAAATTCCTTATGGGAATACCTAGCCTACTAGTTGGCATCTACAATAGCATTTCCTCAGCAATGAGTATGTCTAGTGCTAGTTCTGGGGGCGGTGGTGGTGGAATCTTTGGTACCCTACTAAATGCTGGTATTGGATATCTTACAGGAGGCTGGGCAGGTGCAGCAGCCGGCGCATTTAATGGTATCTCCCAAGGGGGTTCTAGCGCAACCGGCTTCGGGGGGCAGGACGTTAGTCTAAATATGTCCGGAGGTTCTAATGCTTATGGTTTTGGTGGAAGTGTACCAAAACTAAATGCAATGGCCAAAGGCGGAGTATTTGACGGAAGCACTAGCCTATCAGCCTACTCTAACTCTATAGTTAATAGCCCAACTATGTTCGCCTTCGCGAAAGGTGCTGGATTAATGGGAGAAGCAGGCCCTGAAGCTATTATGCCGTTGAAACGTGACGCACAGGGTAACTTGGGTATTCGCGGTGGTAGTGGTAATACCAATAACATTGATATTAATATCACAATCCAAGATGGTAAGGCTAGCGGAGAAGCTTCTAAGGATAGTCAATCTAATACTGCAAATCAATTAGGCGCAGCTATTAAAGTAGCAGTTACTCAAGAGCTTATTAAACAATCTAGACCAGGAGGCTTATTGGCTAAATAATGTCAGATTTTAACTGGACACCCACTATCGGTTTTAGTAGTGATGCAACTCCAAGTGTATCGACAGCAAGATTCGGGGATGGGTACGCACAGCGCGTACCCACCGGAATCAATAATATCGGTCAGAATTGGAACCTACAATTTAATGCACAGACACTAAATACCGCGGCACAAATAATCTCCTTCCTAGAGTCTAAGCAAGGATACATATCCTTTACTTGGACTCCTCCGGGAGAATCCACTGAGGTACGGGTAATAGCCCCTAAGTGGACAAAGAATTACGAATCTAGTATTTCTAGAGCAATATCAGTAACATTTGAAAGGGTATACGAATGAGTATAGAGTCCGATGTACAAGGACTCTCCCCTAGTGCACTTATCAGCCTTTTTGAGCTTGATACCACTAGCCTAGGTGGAGATAAAACGTATTTCCACCCAGGTGTAAATACTTTAGGAAATAACATAGTCTGGCAAGGTATTACCTATGCCAAGTTTCCTATAGAAGTAAGTGGCTTCGAAAAGTCAGGTTCTGGTACATTACCAAGACCTACTATTAAAGTAGCCAATATTACAGGGATGGTAAGTTCCCTTGCAAAAACTTACCAAGATTTGATTGGCGCAAAAGTTACTCGAAGAAGAACTTTTGCTAAGTACTTAGATGCTGTTAACTTCCCAGGCGGAAATCCTACAGCAGACCCTAATGTGGCATTTCCTGATGAAGTGTGGAATATTGATAGAAAAAGCGCTGAAGGCCCTATATTTGTAGAATTCGAGTTAGCAGCAGCCTTCGACGTAGCAGGTATACAGCTCCCTAGACGCCAATGTATTCAGAACCTGTGCACATGGAAGTACCGTAGCGCAGAATGCGGATATACTGGTGGGGCGGTAGCTACTAATCTCGATATTCCTACATCAGACCTAACTCAGGACGTGTGTGGAAAGAGACTAGTATCCTGTAAGAAGCGTTTTGGTGAACATAATCCTTTACCCTACGGCGGATTTCCGGGGGTTGGGCTAACATGATGAAAGAAGATATCGTAGCACATGCTGCGTCAGTATACCCTTTAGAATCTTGTGGTTTAATATACTCAAATGCTGGAGTACCTACGTACTTCCCCTGCAGAAATATATCTAAAGATCCTAATAACTTTACTATAGATCCAGAAGATTGGGTTAAGTGTGAAGAGCTGGGGGAGATACTTAAGGTAGTACACTCACACCCTAACCTAAGTCCGATGCCTTCGCAAGCGGATTTGGTATCTTGTGAACAGTCAGGACTTCCTTGGATTATCGTGTCTTACCCAAATGTTGAGTTCTACGAATTCACACCTAGTGGTTACATAGCTCCTTTAGTTGGTAGAGAGTTTAGTACTAATGTACTTGACTGCCTTAGTATCATTAGAGACTACTATAAACAAGTACTAAGTATTGATATCCCTAACTACTATAGAGATAGGGACTGGTTTGAAAGAGGCCAAAATCTATTTCTTGATAGAATGGGGCCTGCAGGTTTTGTACAGGTAGAAGAACCTAAAGAACATGATATAATACTCATGAGGATAGGTTCCCCAGTACCAAATCATGGAGGAGTACTTCTAGGTGCTGGAACCCTTCTACACCACCAGCTTAATAGACTATCATGTATTGATGTGTATGGTGGATGGTTCCGAAAAACAACTACTCACTATTTTAGACATAAGGAGCTACTATAATGATGACTATATTACTATATGGGCACCTTGGTAAAAAGTTTGGTAGAGTTCATAGATTCTATGTATCAACCGTATCAGAAGCCGTTCGTGCTCTTAGTGCTAATTATGAAGATTTTAAACAGGCTCTAATAGACGGCGGAGAATATAGAATAACTCGCGGTGGTAGAGAGGAAGTTACGAAGGATACTCTAGACTTTCCACAGTCTACTAAAGAGACTCTTAGAATTATTCCAGTAGTATCTGGTTCAGGGGGTGGAGGGATCGGCTCTATTATTGTAGGAGCTTTCCTAATATGGGCTACTGGTGGTCTAGCCGCGATAGGTGGTGTATCTACTGGACTAGGTGCAGGGTTTATTACAGGATCTGCTGCAACCTTCATTGGTTCCATAGGTATGTCCATGGTACTAGGTGGCGTAGCTCAGATGCTATTCTCTCCACCAGACCCTCCAAGTACTACTACTAGAGAATCTGTAGCTAATGTACCATCTTTTGGATTCTCTGGGGCTATAAATACTACCTCACAAGGTAACGCTGTGCCAGTATGCTATGGCAGAATGATGGTTGGTTCACAGGTTATTAGTGCAGGATTATCGGTAGAGCAAATATGACAAAACTTATAAGTGGATCTGGTGGTGGATGTTTTCGGGCAGGCTCCCTAGTTCAGCAAGAACATGGTACACAAATACCTATTGAATTATTAAATGAGGGTGATACAGTACTTTCTTATACTGAGAAGGGTACTGTGGAGGCTTCAAAAGTAACAAAGCTTCATATACATACTGAACCAGAACCACTTATTCGTATTAGATTCTGGAAAGGTTTTGTAGACCTAACACCTAACCACTGGGTACTGAATCAGTATGAATCCTTTGTAGAAGCAGGTACTCTTACCCTAGAGGATGCTTTTATTGATGGCATGGGGCACTTAAGACCTATTATCAGTATCGAGAAGTTAGAACCTGAGCCGGTATACAACCTAACAGTAGAACCCAATCATACATTTATTGTAAATGATATTAGAGTTCATAATGGCGGATATAGGCCTAGATATCCTGTATCGGGTTCAGGTGGTGGAGGTGGTAAAGGTGGTGGAGGTACAGCAAGAGCTGCTGTGGAAGATCCAGACAGCCTACACTCCAAACAATATGCCAAGGTTATAGACCTTATCAGTGAGGGCGAGATAGTAGGACTTGTAAATGGGCTTAAGTCCGTTTACCTAGATGATACTCCAGTACTTTCTAGTGATGGTACATCTAACTTTACGGGAGTAACTATTCATACCCGTAATGGTACTCAAGTACAAGAGTACATTCCAGGATTCACTGGTGTAGAATCGGAAACCGCAGTATCTACACAGATAAAGAAAATATCCCCAGTTATACGCTCTATTAGTAATCCTAATGCCAATGCTTTACGTATTACAGTATCTATCCCTGCACTAACTAATCAGAACGTTAATAATGGTGACCTAAGCGGAAGTACCGTAGAGATTGGTATTGATATTAATAATAACAGTACCGGCTGGAGCCCCTATAACCTCACTACTATCCCAGTTACTTTAGCTAATACGGCTACTACAGCTACCTCCAATACCTCGAATATACTATCCGCCTCTATAGGACTAACTTGGGCTGGCCTTAATACTGGAACCTATCAAACTATAGAATACCTATTAGAGTATAGAGTTACTTCAGGTACCTGGACTACTCTAGCTATTGGATCATTTACAGGAACCCTTGGTAGCAGTACTACTCAGTGGGTGGATAATGAGGGGGCAGCACAGTATACTACTACAGTAATACCTCCAGCAGATACTGCCACACATGACACTAGTCTAACCGAGAACACCTATGAATTTAGATTAACTAAATTATCCGGGGATGGTACTGTATCTATAACGTCTGCAAAAGGTACCCAGTACAGTAGTACTGATATTATCTCTGGAAAAACTACTAGTAGGTATCAACGATCTTACAGAGTAGACCTACCTGCTCCAGGCCCTTGGGATATCAGATTACGTAGAGTAACTGATGATAACGTTTCTTCAAATATTCGTAACGATACGTATTGGGAAAGCTTTACTGAGCTTATTGATACTAAGTTAACTTACCCTAACTCGGCGCTAGTAGCACTATCTATAGACTCAGAGCAGTTTGCTTCCGTACCTCGTAGAGGCTACGAGATTAAAGGTATTAAGGTTCGTATACCATCTAATTACAATCCTATTACTCGTGCATATACTGGTATATGGGACGGCTCTTTTACCTATGATTGGACGGATAACCCAGCATGGTGCTTCTATGATCTAGCTACTAATGATAGATATGGTCTTGGAGAGTATATTAGCGATACTCAAGTAGATAAATGGTCTCTATATAGTATCGGTGTTTACTGTGACCAACTAGTATCAAACGGTTTTGGTGGTCAGGAACCTCGCTTTACCTGTAACATGTACATTCAGACAAGAGAAGAAGCGTACAAGGTGCTTAATAGCATGGCCGCAGTATTTAGAGGAATGATATTCTGGTCTTCAGGTTCCATTGTCGCAGTACAGGACTCTCCTAAGACTTCATCGAAGCTATTTACTAGAGCTAATGCTATTGATGGGGCTTTCAACTATCAAGGCAGTAGCGCTAAAGCTAGACATACGGTAGCTCTTGTAACCTGGAATGATCCCAATGATAGGTACTCTCAGAAAATTGAGTACGTAGAAGATACTATAGGTATTGCTAGATACGGTATTGTACAGTCAGATATACTTGCTGTAGGTTGTACTTCTCGTGGACAGGCGCATAGAATAGGTAAGTGGCTCTTATATACAGAACGACTTGAATCTGAAACTATCTCATTCAAAACCGGACTAGAGGGTTTAACACTATATCCGGGTAATATCATCAAGGTATCAGACCCTGTTAGAGCTGGCGTTAAGTTTGGCGGTAGAGTACGTTCAGCAACTACTTCTACTATTACTATCGATAGCGCAGTTGCTATTACATATGGTAAAACTTATACTCTATGGACAACTGCCCCAGATGGCTCCTTAGTTTCCTCAAGTATTACTAATACTCCTGGAAACGCTACAGTATTGAATCTAAGTGTACCACTTGATACAGTGCCACTAACTAATTCAATCTGGGTACTTGCAGCATCCGATCTAGTACCGGAGACTTGGAGAGTTATATCCGTAGTAGAGGGAGATGGCAATACTGCAGAAGTATCGGCCTTAGCCTATAATGCAGGAAAATTCGATCTAATCGAAAATAACCTCGCCTTAGAGCCTACGCAAACCTCCTATGTTACATCAACAGCTCCAGAAACAGTAACCTCAGTAAATGTTACAGAAGCACTATACCTAGCCGGTTTAGGTGTTGTTGGTGTTAGCGCCACAGTATCATGGACTCCAAGCGCAAATGCTAGCTACTATGTAGTTAAGTATAAAAAGGATGGTGAAAATCCTGTAGAGATTACTACTTCAACCACCTCTATTGATATTACTCCAATACAGGAAGGTAAGTATTCATTTAGCATAACTGCTAATAATATACTTGGTAAAACTTCTGCACCCGCCCTACTTGATAAGGAAATCTTTGGTAGAACTACACCACCTGCTCAAGTATCCAATCTTAATCTAGCAGTAGTAAATGGTCTAGCCTACCTAACTTGGGCCCCTTCTACTGATCTAGATGTGCTAGTTGGTGGATATATGCGTATACGTTATTCTCCTAGTTTAACAGCTAATAATTGGAATAACGCAACAGATATTGGTCCAGTAATTCCGTCTAGTTCTTCTTCTACATATTTACCACTTCTATCTGGTACATATTTTGCAAAGTGGGTTGATTCAACTGATAATGCAAGTTCTATTGCTTCTTCTGTTATTACCGAGGGCACTAGTTTCTACAATAGTAATGCAATAGCCTCCGTAGTAGAGCAT